ACTACTGTCCTATCTATTCGTAATAAAGAAGGACTTTTTGAATGGCGTAAACGTGTTGGTAACGATGTAGCAAATTATATTGCTCGTACTTCTGCAGCTAGAGGCACAAAAGTTCACCATATGTGTGAAGACTACCTCAACAATATGCATACGGAATTTCCAGACAAATTTGAAAAACATAAAAAGGATTTTCTTCCTTGGTGTTTATTTACTCAGATGAAAGCTTTTCTGGATAAAAGGATTAACAATATATATGCTCAAGAGTGCGGCCTTTATACTGATAAATATAAGGTAGCAGGCCGTGTTGATTGCATTGCAGAATATGATAAAACTCTTTCTATTATAGACTTCAAAACATCTTCAAAAGAACGGACTGATGAATGGAACGAAAACTATTATATTCAAGGATCTGCATATGCTGAGATGTTTGGAGAACGGACAGGATTAGAGATTAATCAAATCGTTATTCTTGTGGTTACACAAGATGGTACAGTGCAAGAGTTTATAAAGGATAAACAAGAGTATCTTCCTATGTTAGAAGATACAATGAGTCAATGGAGCAACCAAAATGAAAGCCCTAGCAGTAACTCTGATGGTGATAGGATTGATAGGATGTCAGACAACCAATTCATCACCAATAGTGGCTGAAGAATCCAAACCACCAGAGAAAATAGAAGAGCCTAAAGTCTTACCAATAGAACCAGATGAATTGGATAAATTGGAAGAACAGTTAAAAAAGGAAGAAAAAAAAGAAACCAAAAATCCTTTTGAAGGCAAAACTATAATGCCTGGACAAGTTGTTACAAGCCATAAACCAGTAGTATGTAGTAGGACAGACGTTCTATTAAATAATTTATATCAAAAATTTGGAGAAAAACCGATATTTGTAGGTCAAGTACCATCTGCTATGCCAAATGGTATGCCAGTAATATCTATGTTGACAGTAACTTATAATACTGATTCAGAAACATTTACTGTTTTAGAACAAATGCCATCAGAAGATAGATTAATGTGTATTCTTGCTCATGGAAAAGGAAAATTACACCACGATATTGTAAAAGGAACAACATTATGATAAGGAAAATTTTAGAGGGTCAGAACGATGATGAAGAGCCCTCTAGTACAAAAAGTAAGTAAATGGATGTTTAAAGCATACATAGCTTGGAGTATATGTGCAGATATCATCGTTATTGGTGGTATTTTATATTTGATTTTTTTCTAAAAAGTGCTTGACAATTTAAATGCACTATGGTATAAATATAATACAATTTGATGAAACAGATTGAAAGACGTACAGGACTTGGGTGCAATACCCAACGCCTCCACCATAAGGAGATTGGATTTAAGATTGTTGGTTTCTAAGTTTGCGAAGTAGTACACCCCTTTAAACGTACCCAAACTTAGACTAAGTAGATAAGAAAGTAGTAATTCTTAATCTGGCCAATCTCTTTATGATGGGGGCGAAATAGGATCGACTGGCGTGGAATAGAGAAGTGGAGAATTGTCGGATGACTCCGTTAATGGTCAACTTTCTAAATGCAAACGATAACTTTGCATCTCAAGACTACGCTCTAGCAGCGTAGATCGGATAGGGTTTCGGTAGGTTTCCTAGTAACAGAATAACCTACCACTTTATACTAACGCACTAAGGCGAGTATAATTTTAAATAGATTCTTTCCATGTGGAAAGATGATAACGAAAGGACATTGGGGCTCAGTACTAGGCCTTCTTAGACTCTGTTTACGGAGTACATCATTGGTAAGACAATGTAGAGTTTTATTTGATTTGGCCATCAAACCCTAAAAAATACCATAAAGTGACGGCTTTGTGGTGTGGTGACTGAACAATCCCTAGCGAATGGGGATAAGGTATACTCCAGAACTTAGCGGTTCTGTCTTAGCAGACAATGGGGTAGTAAGAGTTGCGTTAGAACAGGTAGTTCGCCAGTGGCTCTTTGGGGGTATTTCCTAATCCCCCCCACAACTTTTATTTTGAAAGAGAATTATGGGGCTTAATACACCGAAAACATTTTCACTAGCAATAGAAAATATTGTAAAAGACAAAAATATATCTCATATGGATGCCGTATTGTGGTATTGTGATAAAGAGGGAATAGAACCAGACACGGTTAATTCCTTAATTTCTAAAGGACTTAAAGAAAAAATAGAAGCAAATGCAAGGGATTTAAACTTCCTTCCTAGACAAGCTCAACTACCAATATAGGAGATTATATATGGGTATCGGTATCGTTTTAGTTTTATTTGGTACATTATTTGTAGCAGATAATAAAGAATTTTTTGACACTGTAAAAAAACAAACAGAAGAAGGGTATAGTTGGCACTACACAGGCAAACAACCTCTAAGTGAACCACCTGTTCCATCATTACCTTTACAAGTAGAGGGCAGTGAACCATATGTTTTATGGAAACTGAAAAAAGATTGAAATATGCAGAAGGATTGATAGAAGGATTTCTTAAAGCATTTGTAGTTCTAGTACCTACATATGTTACAGCATATACCACTGATAAAATGGTATATGTTATACCTATGCTTGCAGCTGCTAGTTTTGTAGCAGCAAGTATGTTTAAAGAAAATACTCAACGAAGAGTTGATCAAGATGTTAAGGATGTAGGTAAATCTAAAGACGATGCGAGCAGTTGATGTTTATTTGATGTATTGTGCTTTGAAAGCTCACTTTAAAGGTGATTATGATTATCACAAATTCAGTGGACAGACTAAGATTAAACGAGACTCTTTCTTTAAGAGAAAAGATCGTATTTTCTTTGTCAAAGTAGGTCATAAATATGAAGATGGTGAAATATTAGATTATTTCGTTGCAAATTTTATTCAAAATCGTAATGGATATATTTTAAATTTTAATGAAAAAAACTATGAAGATTGGTTACAACGAAAAAAAATGTTTTATCAAATTTTTTCCCAAGAACTTGAACCACACATTAAAAATTTTAATCCCCTCTTTGAAAGTAAGAGTGGACAACACCCTACTTTATTAAAAGAGTATTTGGGTAAACGTATTTCATTGGAAACTATGATTATTCTTGATGAATTAGTAGAGTTTAGTGAAACTTGGGATAAAGATTTATCGTGGGATGATTTTGTTTGGCCTGATATAAAAAAACTTATGAATAATTACAAAGGGTTCTTGACAATTAACCCAAATAAGTATAGAATGAAGTTATTAACATTAATTGAGGAAACAGATAATGAAAAGTGAAGCTTTAGAAAATTTGAAAGAGAATGCCTTCTTTGAACATAAATTCAAAGAATTAGAAAAATTGGTAAAGTCTCTTGAATTTGAAAATGCTGAGTTGGTTGTGAAAAACGATGAACTAAGAGAGAGATGTAAAACTCTTGCTTCTAGAAAGCCTTTCTGGCCTAGAGGTTATAATCCAAAAAGAAAGAGGTTCAATGAACGAAATAATTGATTTACAGCCTGAAGATGTAAAAGATGTTACTCCAAAAAAACCTTTAAAACGACAAAAGGTTGCTGTAATAGGTAGAGGTACAGCTGGAATTTTGTCTGCTATGATGCTCCGTAAATGGGGTAATGAATATGTGGATGTTGAAGTTTTTTATAATCCAGATATTCCAGAGGTTTCTGTAGGAGAAGGTTCACAACTTTCCCTTCCAGCTCTTTTATATTTGTGTCAAAATTGGACATTTAAAGATTATGTACCATTATTTAATTCTACATTAAAGTGTGGTATTCAATATTATGGTTGGGGCACTAAAGGAGATTTTTTTCATAGTTTTCCACCGCCAGGATATGGTATGCATTTTTCTGCTACACAACTTCAAGATGTATTAATGGATACTCTTAAACAGCAGAATGTTAAGTTTACAGAAGCTGACATTGGCCATCATAATGATGTTGATGCTGATTTTATTATGGATGCTAGAGGTGGCCCTTCAGATCCAGAAAATAATCCTCTTTATGAACCACTTAAACATACTGTAACAAATGCAGCTGTTGTTGCTCAATGTGAATGGGATGCTCCTCTATATAATTATACCATTGCAGATGCTCAGCCTAATGGATGGATATTTGGTATTCCTTTACAGAATAGAATTTCTTTTGGTTATTGTTATAATAGTGAAATTTCAAAAGAAGAAGATATTCAAAAAGAATTAGAAAAATATGTTTCTCTTTCTCATCATGATTTAAGAATTAAAGATGATCCAAGACATTTACACTTTGATTCTTATAGAAGGAAAGTTAATTGGGTAGATAATAGAGTTGCCTATGTAGGCAATACCAGTTTTTTTGCAGAACCATTAGAAGCAACAGCAATAGAATTTCAAACAAGTATCATAGAAAGAACTATTGATCTATGGTCTAGACCAGCTGGAGATGATAAAACAGAATTTCAAGAAGAATGTAATAAGTGGTATACTCAATGGGCTAAAGAAGCAGAGGCAGTTATTATGTGTCATTATGCTGCTGAAAATCCAAGATATCCTACGGAATTTTGGAAAGAGGGTGAGAGAAAAGGACAAAAATGCTTACTAAATTGTGAAAGATGGAATAGTTATGCTGAAACTGGTAGAGAATATGAACATGGTACAGTAGCACCAGATCAACTATATCAAATGTCTTTTGGTGGGGGTTGGAATCCATTTTCATTTAAACAAAATATTGAAGGATTAGGATTATATTCTGATTATGAGTAAAGTAACACTTGTAGACCATATGGGCAGTGATTTGTCGGTAGTAAATGCTGCCCGTGTTTCCTTTGCAAAAACTTCTGAATGGGAATCCATACCAGAAGCTGGTGAAGTGGAAGGTTGTCTAAATTATGATGATGAACGTCTAATTAAGTATCTTGCAAAACACAATCACTGGAGTCCTTTCGGTCATGCTTCATTACAATTTCATATCAAGGCACCAGTATTTGTTGCAAGACAACTGGTGAAACACCAAGTCGGTCTGGTGTGGAATGAAGTATCAAGACGTTATGTTGATGATGAACCAGAATTTTATATTCCTAAAAATTGGAGAAAAAGACCAAAAAAAAGTATCAAACAAGGTTCTAGTGATGAAACAGTAGAATTGGATATTTTATCTACAATTGACTTTTGCAAACAAACATATGAAAATTTATTGAATGCTGGAGTTGCACCAGAAATGGCAAGAATGATTTTGCCACAGAATATGTACACCGAATGGTATTGGAGTGGTACATTATATGCATTTGCTCGTGTATGCAACCTACGATGCAAACCAGATGCACAAGTTGAAACCCAAATGGTTGCTAAACAGATACATGAATTAACTAAGGAGAAGTTTCCAAATTCATGGGAGGCGTTAATAGACTATGACAAATAAATTATTATATGGTAATGAATCCAATATTGAAACTGTAAATAAAATTATGGTTTTAATGCAAGAAATTGCTGTGATTGAAAGTAGGTTTCAAGAACATGATACTGGTCATTTACGAACAGCAGTAAGTGTTATGAAAGATAGAGTAAATGAGTTAAAGGAGAGGGTACATGATTGATAAAGCTTTTATGCTCCTCTTGGCATTTACTGTAACAGACCCTAATGGTGCAGATAGGGATGAAAAGATTCACGTACTTTCTAGACATTTTGAATCAGAACAAGTATGTGAACAGTTTATAGAAAATTGGGAAAATGCTATTAGAGAAAAAGGAGTTGAAACCGTACAAGGAATGCTTGCTGACGGATGGAAAATCAGACTTCAACATATCGGATGTACGGAGAAACCTCATACAAAATAAACATCTTGTATTGGGAAATGGTGAATCAAGAAAATGGTTCACCCCCACTACCTTATCACCATTAGGGCCATTTGTTGTAACTTGGGGTTGTAATGCTATCTATCGTGATGGAGTAGTAGATAATCTTGTTTCTGTAGATTATGCAATGCAACAAGAAATTTATGAATCTGAATACCATAAGAATGTTCAATGTTGGTTTTCTGATTGGAGTCCTTTACCAGCATCTGCTGCTGAAGGTATGATATACAGTTTTGATATACCAGAAGCATTTATACATCAAAACTATCCAATGACAGAACAATGTGTAATCTCTGGTAAAGACCCTGTTACTATAAATGAACATATTAAAGTTGCTTCAGAAATGCATCCAGGCCTAGATATGAATGATCTTAAAATGAAGATGGAAAAAGATACTGGTCTTTGGATTACTTGGGTAAAAGAAGAAGATACAATAAAGGATATAGATTTTCCTAATGGATGGTCTGCTGGTAGTACAGCAATACATCTTGCCTGCCAACAAGGGGCAGAGGAAGTGTATATGTTGGGTTTTGATTTAAGTAGTTATGCAGAACCTATAAATAACATATACAAGGATACAGACAATTATTTGCCTGCATCTGCTAAAGGGTTCAATCCTGTAAATTGGATGAACCAATTGAAAACTGTTTTTAAAGAATTTCCAGATACACAATTTTATTGGGTAGATTGGTCATACGGTACTCCACCTTGTTACAATATAAAAAACGTAGGGTACTTGACAAAAGCAGAACTTTGTGATATATTACAAATAATATCTTAACATACGATAACATATATTAACATAAGGAGAATAAAATGTCGTTACAAGCTATGAAAAAGTCTAATACATTAGACAAACTACTTTCTGCTGCTGAAGCAGAAAATCAACCACAAGAGAAAAAGTCATATGTTGATGAACGTATCTGGAAACCTCAACTAGATAAAACTGGTAATGGTTATGCCGTTCTACGTTTTCTTCCAGCATCTGATGGAGAAGATTTGCCTTGGGCAAAGTTGTGGAGTCATGCATTTCAAGGCCCCACTGGTCAATGGTTTATTGAAAACTCTTTAACTACTCTTAATCAAAAAGACCCAGTTTCAGAACATAATACTGTTTTGTGGAACTCTGGTGTTGAATCTGATAAAGAGATTGCTCGCAAACAGAAGCGTAAGTTGCAATATTACTCAAATGTGTATATTGTTACGGATACTAAAAATCCAGAGAATGAGGGTAAAGTTTTCTTATTCCGTTATGGAAAGAAAATCTTTGATAAATTGATGGAAGCAATGCAACCACAATTTGATGATGAAGAAGCTATTGATCCTTTTAATCTTTGGAAGGGTGCGAATTTCAAATTGAAGATTCGTAAAGTAGACGGTTTCTGGAACTATGACAAGTCTGAATTTGAAAAACCATCAGCATTAAAAGATAATGATGATGAGTTGGAGAACATTTGGAAATCGCAACATTCTCTTGCAGATTTTACAGCTCCAACTAACTTCAAATCATATGATGAATTGAAGACTCGTCTTGATACTGTATTGTCTGGTGTTGCAACAGTTGGTTTAGCTTCCACTGTTACTGTAGATGAACCAGTATCCACTGTTAAGGTTGATACTCCAGAGGAGCCTGCTCCTACTGTAGATACTTCCGAAGAAGATGATACTATGGATTATTTTCAGAAATTAGCAGACGAAGGGTGATATAAACTTTTTGTTATGTAGGGTCATTCCTTAATAAATGCGTGAGGGGCCATGGTTAGCCCCTCGTTTTTTATTAAGTCCTTAGAGCAGCCATTATTGTTGGGTCATCATTAAACATTGGTATAGGCATTGGAGTTGGCGCAGCTTGAACTACTGGTTGGTGTACTGGTTGTGCAATAGGCATTATAACATTTGTTCCTTGAGTCGCTGCTTTATCAGTACCAGCTTGCATAATTTGATTTGTTCTTTGAGCATTTTGTTTCATAATTTGATTTGTTTCTTGATTAGTAAGTACTTCACCGCCCGTATCTGGTATTAGTAATTCAGGCCCTGCCTCACCTACCATTATAGGTTTTTTACCTTGAAATCTTCCACCCTTTTCATATCCAATTGATGCAAAAATCTCTTCAAGATCTATTTGAGAAATTTTCCATCCACCATGTTCATCTTCCAACATCCAACTATATAATTTTCTAGCGTTCATATACTCAAACATTTGTTTTGCTAGTTGTTTTCCCATAGTAAACCCATCTTGTAGTTCTCCACCTGTAACTGGATCACCACCATCGGCCGATGACATATCAAAACCAAACCAATTTTTAAGAATATAATCTATAGGAGATTTTGCAAAATCTAAAAGCCCTTGAGGAATAATTTTGTCTATAATTTGAGAAAATATACTTTTAGTTTTATCCCATCCTGTTCCAGCTGCATCTTTAACATCTCCCCAAAGTTCCACAGATTTTGTTTTGACTAAATCCCATCCTTTAAATAGTTTATCCATAGTCCACCCTAAAGGGTCACTTGCAAATGCTGAAACAATATCTATCATCTTTTGACCGAATAAATCTGTTGCTATCTGTATTAGTAAACTCTTAGTACCATCCCATCCTTTAGCACCTTCCATAAGTTTTATAATGTTTTCACCTTTATCAGTAGCTTCACCTTCTGCACTTTTCCATCCAAGAATATCAGTTAAAATATAATCTACAGGGCCAGATAAAAACTTTCTAACACCTTCTGGTATAAACTTTTCCCATAGCTCATTTACCCATTCTGAACCTTTAGCAAATGCTTTCTTTGCACCATCTATTATGTTGTTAATAAATTCTGGACGTTTACTAGCATCTCCCCATTGGTCAATACCTGTCCATTTTAATAGCATTCTTGTTGGGAATGTTATAAAATCAACAAGATAACTCATGCCAGGAATACTCATAAAGAACTCTTTAAGGTCAAATAGTTTACCTTTAAGTGATTCTATAAAGGTTGGTTCTGTACTTTCTTCTTTATCACCCATACCTAAAGCACTTTTAAGAGCTCCAACTATACCATCCCAAATTTTGCCTGGTATTAGTTTAACTTCTTCCCATTTTTCTTGAAACCATTTTCCTGTAGCATCAAATGCTTTTGCAAGTCTTTCACCACCTATCCATCCTAGAATAGCACCCACAACAGCACCAATTGCACCACCGATTAGTGTTCCTACTACTGGAACAACACTACCAATACCAGCACCAATTAATGCCCATTTGCCTGCATTTTTAAAGGCTCCTTTAATACCAGAATCAGTACCACCTAATACACCACCCATAACAGAACTTACTTTAGAAGTTCCCCATTCATCAGCAAGTTCTAGTGCAGCCATACCATCTTTAACCATTAGTGCTACACCAGCTGCAATTGCTGCTGGGCCCATAATTTTTGCTACTTTTGGATTTGAAAATGCTTTACTTGCACCAGCATATAGTTTACTTAAACCACCCTTTAAACCACTACCTACAACACTACCTAAACCACCACCAATAGCTGACAAACCAGAGGATGCCAACATAGCACCCATAATCTTACTACCTAAAGAACCTCCATCTTCATCATCTTCACCTTTTTTACCTTTTCCAGATACTCCACCAGTATTTTGTTCAATCTGTTTTAATAATCTATTTGTTAGATTTGCACGAGCTCTTTCTTTTCTGGTATCTTCAACTTTAGAAGCAGACGCAGTTTTATCTTCTCCTTGAGCAAATTTTGCTTGAAGTTTGGTTATTGCTCCAACAATACTTTTAGTTTGTTTTTCTTCTGCTTTTTTACCAGCGCCAGGAAGTTCAGCCATTAGTCTTTATCCTTTTTAGCTCCACCAGAATTACCTCCACCAGAACCACAATAAAGTCCAAACCATGCAGCTCCAGCACCCACAATAACTGATATAAAGGCACTTTGAGCATTAGTTGGATCTGGTAGAGACATAAACCATTCGGTTGTTCTATAGAACATAACACCATAGAGAGTAATTAACATCCGTGGCCATACACGCCATTTATCTATTTGAGAAGATGATATACTATTATACCATGTTGGTGCTACTGATGTAACTTCTTTTTTTTCTTCTTCAACAATTACAACTTTAGCTTTAGCCATTTTTTAACCCCTCTATCTGTTCTGTATTATTTGCAATGTTTTGTCTATTATTTATAGGAGCATGGTCTAAAACTACCTTTTCTAATTTAAGAGTATCTATTCGTTCATTTGGAACATATCTCCACACATAATCACCTCTAAATTGACCACTATCTTTCTCAATACCAAAAACAGTTTGTGTCATTCCTATTTTAACAATTAAAGCCCGTTCACCATCTAGAACTACTTTATCACCTTCCTTAAACTGTTTATTCATAGAAAATGCAATACCCTTACTTAATTTGGTAGCAAAATCCTTTATCATAAATCCTATGATAACAATCATTACCATACCAATATAAGGTAAGAGAAATTCAGTAATTTCTAATGCAGTTTCATTAGGTGAAGGTATTTCCATTACATATTTTTCCTTTTTTGTTCTTCTTCTCTTCTTCTTCTCGCTTCTTCTTCAAGAAATTGATGTAATAGTCCTAAATAAATTTCCCTTTCCCACGGCATCATATTTTCTAATTCTGTTAAACTATAC